CCCATTGTCCTGATTGATGTAGTAGTCCCCGTTGCCCCCCCCGGAAGGTGCCCCTGCCCCGTAGGTCCAAATCCCGGCAAAAGGGCCGAACCGATCTTCGATATAGTCGCCTATTTGTGATACGAGCAGCCCGACAGAGTCGACGCCCTGCTTCGCATGGACACCTTCAGTCCCGTCCAGCGGATCGGAAGCAGGGTTGGTGGACAACAGGGCAGAGATTTTAGGCATGTCTATTCCAGTTCAAGAGCAAACCCGTCCTCGGACAACACAGTATCACCACCCTCAGTTTCTTCCAACCACGGCACGATTACAAGCCTAGAGGAATAGCACAGGGATTCAAGCCCGTCTCGAACGGCGAATGCCCGGATTTCAACTTCGCCGGAAAACCCCGGAATGCCGACCGTAGTGATCCCGTAGCTGGTCCCGGTCAGACCAGTGATCTCGGTCAGGAAGGCCCCGACATCGTTATAGAGTTTCAGCGTCGTGGTCTGGCCGGTTTCTGGTGTGACCGAAGCATCCAGCCATTCGTTCGTGACAGAGTCTTCCAGCGTCCGGTTCCGGTTCGACCAGACGACATTGATGGTTGAAGGGAAGTCCGTATAGGTGTAGCTGCCGAAGCCCACGTTGCCATTCACCCGCAGGTTCGACGGACGGAAGGGCAAGTGCGGGCGCTCGCTCGGGGTGAACACTTCTTCGGCGGCGTCTTCGATTGCCAGAGTGCCCGCCAGCGTGACCGGGCGAATCCAGTAACTCTGCGCCGCCCCGGCAGTCCGGGCAAACCCGTCGAAGGCCGTCGCCCCGCGCGCATACCAAAGCAGCGCCCCGACCGACCATTCCTGCGGCACCGTGTCATAGCAGCCCCGCGCGATGGTCCATTCGCCCGCGTCGTAAGAAACGAGCATGACCACTTCCGAGGAAGCGTCGTCAGCCCCCGTGATGTAGAGCAGGTCGCCAGACGTGAGGGCCGGGTCGCCCCGGAAGGTTCCCATGTCCGCGTCAGACATGACCGTGGTCGCTTCAACAGCCATGCCGACCGTGGTCGAGGCGATGGGGGTGAACAGCCTGCCCGTCTGGTCCGCATAGGAAGTCGACAAGTCGGGCAAGACCTTCTCAGTCGACAGGGTGAACTTGTAGGCGGCTGACACGTCCTGCCGGGCAAGGACCCCCACCCTGACGCTCGGATAGGCTGGCACCGTGATCCCGCGCTGCATCATGGTCGGATACGGCAGAGTCATGAAGGCGCTGACCGTGATCGGCTCAGGCTCGTCTGACACTTCTTCCCACAGGCTCGTAACCGGCTTGCTGAATAGCGCCTGATCCAGCCCGAAGATGTCTTCGATCACCGACAGCACGACCGCCCCGTCGCTGTAGACCCCCCGGTCGGCGTCGATCACCCGGCAGGCCATCCGGTCGATCCCCAACTCGGGCCATACCAGCCTAATAACATCGCCCGGCATGATGTTCCGCCCGCGCCGGTCGGTCCTGATCTGGCAAGAGAAAGTCGGATAGGACGCCGAAGCAAGGTCCCGCGCCGCCACGTCCAACGCCAGATCGGGGTTGCGAATGCCATAGTAATTCCGCGTCTCGGAAATGACGGTTCCTTGGGCCGAGATATTGCCCAAGTCCTGCACCGTAATTGTCGCGTCTTCTTCAGAATCCGGGTCCGTATAACTGACGATGATTTCATTCGTCGTGTTTTCGAGCGCCCGGCGTTCCGGGTTTACCAGAACGCAATTGGACGGATTGAATTCGTAGCAATCGTCCAGATTGTAGTCACCACGAACCAGCTTGATCCCAAGAAGGCCGGTCGTCGGGTCTTCCCGAATCACCGCTTGAATGTGGTCTTGAATTTCCGCAACGAAGTCTTCCACCGCCATCTGGTCAACCCAGATCATGGCAAGGCCGAAACCCTCGTCGTAAATTACCTGCGCCACATCTTCCCATTCGTCGGGCTTGAATAGCGCACTGGACCACCCGAGTCCCCAATCAGAATTCGTATAGCATTCATAGATCATATGGATCGGGTTAGCGCCTCGGGTCGTCACCCCGGCTTCGCTGGTCCGGGTGATAAGCGCCGTGGGCGTCGGCAGGCCCTTGGCCGTGCGCCGGGCCAAGATCGAAACCCCCGGCAGGTAGGGGTTGTTTTGGCACCACATAAAGCCTTCGTCATTGGCCGCGCCCCGGAAGAACATGGACAGGACGCCCCGGAAACCGGGCATGGTGGCACTGGTCAGGCTGAAGCGGGAAGCGTTGCCGTCCGACATGACCTGCGTGTCGTCCCCGAACAGCACGTCGACATAGCCCTTGACGCCGCCCTCTTTCTCGTCGCCGCCGAACAGTTGGGGCAGGTCCAGCGCAAGCGTCCCGCTGGCCGTCATTTCCCCCGACCAAGCAACCAAATCCTTGATCTTGATTTCCAGAATGGCGTCGACCGGCCCCCAACAGAAGCCGTAGTGCATGGTCATGTAGTAGTCGATCACCCGCCGATAGGCGGTGCCCTTACCTGACGACATTCGCAGCCCTCACTCTTGCTGCGCGCACGACCCGCTGGACGTTGGCGTCGTCAATCCCTTCGACCTCAGAGACAGGGTATCCCTCCCGAATGAACCGGCGCATGTCGCCGCCAAGATGCTTCACGACCACATAGATTCCGGGGCCGCAGAAGCCCGCCTTCTGCGCGTCCGTGGCCGTGACCATCAGGGGCTTGTCTTCCATCACTTCCCGCCTTCGATCTCGATGTCGCGTTCGACCAGATACTTCTGCCCCCACCACAGGATATTCGGCCCTGTGATGTGCAGTTCCCCAAAGATCACCGCTACCGGCCTGCCCGCCGTGGCCGTTGGCGCGTCCATGTCGGTCGCCTCCGGGGGCTTCGGCTGTTTCGGTTTCGGCATCAGCATATAGCCGACTACCTGAAGTCCGATCCCGAGCAGAAGGTAGAGGAACCATGCTGGCATTGGTCACACAAACGGGTTGGTATTGACGGGGCTTTCCGAGGGAATCCACGGGTCGCCGCCATAGTTGTGAATGTTATCGTGCAAATCGAGGCAGTCGTCCATCTGGTGATTGCACCCCCAAGTCAGAACTGCGGACGCCCCGACTTCCAGCCCGATAGGCATCCCGGAAAGGGTCAGCGTCCGGGAGTCCAGCCCGAGGCGCAAGATGGTCCGGTTGTAGGTGTTTTCCCCGACCGTCCACGAGAACTTGCCGCCGATGTATTTCTCGACCGCGACCGTGTTCCAGCCGACTTCCATCGTCACCTTGTTCGAGGCAATGGCCGTCACATCGCGCGTGATGCGGGCTGCGACCTCGCTGGCGTTGCACTGTGCCCCAAAGAGGACATGGGGGCACCCAAGCTGCCAGTGACGCCGTAGACCCGCCTGCCGGTAGGCTGCGGTCATAGGGCGGCAGACGAATTGCAACTGATCGTCTTCCGTCCTGCGGCAATTCAGCAACCGGCCCATCCAGACCGTGACGACTTCCTGATCTCCATCGTCCAGATGGACCTCTTGGACCACGACCCGGATCGACTGGTCTGGCGGATAAATCTGGAACATTTCCGCAATCGGGTGCCCGGCTGCGCTGGTGATAATCAGTTCCTTTCGGGTCTTCCCACCGTCGACCGTGATCCGGTCGTGCTTCATCGGAAACGGCGTGTATTCGACAAAGGTCGTCGGGTGCGTGAAAGGCCGCTCAGAATCGACGTAGGCGAAATAATCCGTAGGACCTTCCCCGTATGAGAACAGGAACAGTTCCGTAGGAATGCCGCGATTTCGGCTGTCTTCGTAAACGTCGAAAGTCATTCAAGATGCTCCAAGGTGAGGAACGAAAGCTGCGTGGTGGCGGTCGTGTCAGTCAGCCATTTGATCTCCATGTTATCAGACGCGAGACGGCACCGCATAAGCCAAGAAATCATCTTGATCTGAGTCAGTTCAATGTCTTGCTCAAATGCTGACGTGAAATGGATAATGCTGTCTTCCCCGGATTCGTCGTTCACCGTGTAGATTTCGTCCACGGCCATCGGGATCATGGTCCCATTCTTCAACTGAATAAGAACAGCCCTGTGGGTCGTTTGGTTGGCATAATAAAACGCCATGTCAGTCCCTTCGACCCGAAGGTAATTGTCCCCCTCAAAAATCTTCCGGGAAAGGGTGATGTCCGATTCCCAAGTCGGGAAATAGAATTCTTTCAGTCGCCCGTATTGACGGCGGAAAAAGTCTGTCAATTCAAGAATGTCATAGTCCCGCTGCCCGCTGAAAGAAACGGTCCTGATCTCTTGCGCGAAATCGACGTGTTCATAGACCTCAATTCGACCCTTGCCGAAGTCAACGACATTGAGGAAATGCTGGAACTCCCCGGCAACCGGGTCTTTCCAATTCGGCTTCATCAGGAACAACTCATAGTCGCCAAAGGTGTCCGACGCTTCTCCCGGCGTATAGGCAGGATCGACGGCGGGAATGTTCTCGTATTTCATGCGCGAAGTGCTGACATCATCAGTCAGGTGCGAAATCTTGGTCTTGTCCTGAAGCCGCCCGGTCATGGCCCAGATGATCTTCGTCCCGGTCGGCAGATCGACAGGCAGCCCGGTGGCGAAGGTGATCGTGTCGCTGGTCACGCTTTCGATCTCGCTCGTCAGCGCCGAGGCCAGCGTATGGTGCGAGAACTTGACCGCCACGCCTGCTGCGGCCCACGGGGGCACCGACCCCACCACACTGACCGTCAGCGCCCCTGACAGCGCGTCTGCGGCGGTCTTGACCCGATAAGGGTCCAACACCACGACAGCGGTCCTGCGCCGCCATTTGTATAGCTGCGCCTCGACCTTGCGCCGGTTCGCCCCCCACAGGTTCAGGGTGTATTCAATCGACCGGCGCGGCTCCCTGCGAAGCGCCCGGCGTTGCTCTTTCCCGTCGCGGCTGACGTTGACGATCTCCGTCAGGAACGACAGGACTTCGACCACGCCCTGCTGCCAGTTGGGGCCAATCTCCGTGAGGATCGCCCGCTCGCCGTAGGTCGGAATCTCATAGTCCCCGACATCAAACCCGAAGATCGTGTAATCGAAGAAGCTGGCCGTGCCATCCTCTGCCGCCGTGAAGCTGAGAAAGCGGGCCTGAAGGGGGTTGAAGGTGTAGGGCACGTCCGGGGGCGGCGTGAACGACACGTTGTCTGCGGCCAGCGTGGTGATGGATTCAAGTTCGACCGGGGTCAGGTAGGCATTCCAGATCGACACTTGCCGGATGGTCGCCTGCGAGATCGCCCCGAAGTCAAGGGCCGCTGGCGAGAAGTGAATCCGGTTGTAGAAATCTTCGAAGAATGTGACCTGCCGATAGCCGGTGTATTCCTGCTCGGAATAAAAGTCTCTGACCTGAGTCCAGTCGCCCCAGATCGGGAACAGTTCTTCTTCCAGCGCCGTCCAGTCGCCCGAAATCGAGCCGCGATCCAGCCCATAAGTCGCGTCGTCGGTGCGATAGAACCACTCGCTGATGATCTGGATAAAGCCCGCCACGGGTCACTCCCTGTATGCCAACCCGAGATAGTAGGACGTTTCCTCAGACCAATGATCCGGGGACGTGACCTTTGACACCGTGCGCGCTGTGGATTTTCGGAATTCCGGGAAAACCCGCCAAGCATCCCCGCCAATCATGCACTGTTGACCCGGAGTCAAATTGACCATATCCACGAGTCGAACACCAGAGGCGTGTCCGACCGGGATGAAGCGATAGTCTGCACCCAGATCGCCCTTCGAGACATATAGGCTTACTGGCACGAGCAATTGCGCCGCGCCGAAGTTCACAGACCCGCGATAGACCCGGCCATCATTGACCCCATCCATATTGCCGCCGTAAACTTCTGTCCCATCCATCGTTTCCTCAAACGGGTCGCCGCCGTCAATAGGGCCAGCAAAGTCGCGCCAAGTTGTCGCGTTCGCCGCGTGGACAATTCTAGCACCACCACCAGCCCGAGTTGCGTTGCAGTATCCCCTAAACATATACCTCTGCCGAGAACTGGTAATGTCCAGAGTGCTTACCGAAGTGAAATACTCCGAATGGTTATTGCAACTGAACAAATCTCCGTCTGTATAGTTTCCTGCTTTCACTATGCTTCCGATGTAGAAATGCCGGTAACGATTATACCCACATTCAACGACGAAAGCAATGAAAGGTTCCGTGTCCGGGGAATCATACGGTGAATTGTTTCCGAAAATGTGGACTTGAGTCGGGTCGTATTCGACAGGCGAACCAGCCCCGACATATGGCATCTTGGCGACAGCCGTGATAGATGTGCCTGTGCAGGCCACCGTGACCAACCGAGAACCTGCCGTAATGGTGTAAGTTCTACCCGTCAGCGGGTGCGTTATAATGCCATCGCCTGAAGACGACCAACCGCGCGCCACGGCAAAGTCCGAAATCAACGCCGGGATTTCAGTGATGTTGGAAACAGGTTCAATCGTGTATGTCATTATTCCAATCCCACCGCAAAGAAGTCGTCAATGTCGTTCCGATAGACATTTTGGACAACAAGGTAGTCAACCGTGCTTATGGTGATGGTGTCTTCGGCGCTCATAAAATCTGTCTGACATCGGAAGGCCCCTTGCAAAATGCCATAAGTTTGCCGACCCGGACTGCATTCAAACAGGTGGATCGGCATCAAGTATTTGCCGCCCCCGTAAAGGTCGGTCAACCCGTTCGCAAGAATCTCTGACGACAGGTAATCATCATCACTTTCGACCGTCCCCGAAGACGAAATATAAGTCCCGCGCGTAACATTCCCGATACAGCCCTCGATAACGTCACTGTAATTCGAATACGCCATCCAAGTTCCATCTGGGCTGACAGAATATGACCCAGAAGAAACGAAGTCTGTCGTCAGGTTAACCCCCTGATCGCTGTAGGGCCAAGGAAACGCCGAGTGCCCCAGAAGGTCTTCGCGCCAGCTTCGAGGCGACTGTGCGTCCCCGCTGTCCGGGCCTGCCGTGCCACCGACAAACATCGGATAGGGATACTCGACCGGGGTCGCATAGGGCAGGAAGAAGCCAGCATAGCAGGACTCGAAGGTCGTGCTGATCTTCAGGACTACCATGAAGCGCCGTCCGTTGGCGATAAACCAGTAGTTCATGGTCGAGTTGTCAATGAACATCAGCGAGGGCTTGGGCTGGACGTTGATGTGGTCTTCCAGCGCCTCCCCCGAGGGGATAATCCCGGTCATGCCCAGAAGTTCGATCCAACATTCATCGGCAGGAACGTCGACATGCAGGCGCAAGCCGATGTGGATTTCGTCTGTGCCACTGGTGCCCGGCCCGGTCAGGACATGCTCGTTGCCGCTGTCCCCGGTCCACGAGTCTACCCATTCCTCCCCCAACCCGACCAAGGTCGTATTTGTCGTCAGGAAGGTAAGCAACTTGCCCCATAGGTCCGCAGCGTTCGTTGCCGTTCCGATTTCTGTCGCCATGGTCGTCCCTCACCTTTCGATTGCTGCCCGAACTTTGCTCGACCGCTTGCCGATGAAGTTCAGGATCGCCCGTTCACCGGCAGGCGTGTCCAGCGCCGCCTGAAGCCCTTCTTCGGGCGACGATACGTTGATGTTGCGAATATTGACAGGGGCTTGCGACGAGCCGCCTGCCGCTTTGCCGCCATTGAGGACGTTCCGGGGATCATTCTCCGAAAGCACTTCCTCGTTTTTCTTGGCGATGATCGGGACCTCATTCGGGGCCAGACCGGGAAGCCCGCCGCCGTGGAACCGACGCGCGCCCATGAAGACCATAGGCGACACCATCCGGCGCTGGTTGCGGCCACTGGACCGGCCCACGACCTCGCCCTTGTGGGCAATCCCGATCCCGAGGAAGTTCCCGAAGGCCGTGCCCTTCAGCGCGTTGAAGATCGCCTGCTGGATAATCATCTTCCCGATCTCGATCAGGAATTCAGCCGCGAATTTCTGGAAGGCGTATCCCAGAGATTCGAACAGGTTTCCAGTCTCGACCAGCTTTTGCGCGAACGTATCGAAAGCGGACGCAACGCCACCCATGAACAACTCGCCAACCTTCTTCCAAGTGAAGTAGCTGGCATTCGCCGCCTGCCCGAAGTTCCGGGCTTCAATGCTCAGAGTCCGAAGATTGGCGATAGCCGCTTCGGATTCCGTTCCACCAACAGCTTCCCAGAACTTGATGGCACTTTCAATTGCCGTGTTCAAGGTCGCGTTGATGTCGACAATCTTGGCCTTGATCTGATCCTGCAATACGGAATCACCGGCTTCTGCTGCCAAAGCCAATTGATCCGTAAGAGCCTGCCGGATAGAAATCAGGTTATTGACTTCTTCTTCAGCCTTTTGGGCTTGCTCTTTGGTAGTCAGAATATTCTTGTTGGCCTGTTCGAGATCAAAAAGCCTGCCTGCCTGCTCGGCAATAGTTGCCAATTCGGCCTGCGAGATATTGGCATTCTGCTTTTTGGCAGCGTTGATTGCCGCCTGAATTGCAGCCTCACGTTCCAGCCCGGCATTCTTTCGCTCTTGCTGCTCGACTGCGAATTCACCGTCTGCAATCGCGCCTGCGGTTCTGGCCGCTGCTTCTTCCGAAGCCTTGATGGCCGCGTCTGCCTGCTTGATGATCTCGTCAGCCCGCTCTTGGTCAATCTCGACAAGCCGCCGCCTGACACTCAGTTCCTCGCCGGAAACGCCCACCATGCGCTCGGCCCACGCGATAACTTCCTCGCGCGTCTTGCCGTCGAGAATGCTCTGGTTTGCTGCGATCTGATCGGCCCCGAGGACATCGTTCGCAATGGTGCCGGGGGCGGAATTGACCAGCGCAATCGCGCCGCCCGGCCCGAGGAAATGCGCCAGTTTCAGGTTGGCGTCGGTGATAGCGACCCCGGCCTTGTCCAGAAGGGCAGCGTTCTCCCGCAGGTACAACTCCGTCATTTGGCGCGACAATGCGGCGTCAGTCCGCAGCGCCAAAATCATCGTGTTGGTCATGCCTTCGGCGCGATCCGGGAAATACTTCTTGAACATTTCAAGCCATGTAGAGGCGATGAATTGCCCGAGGCCGGTCGCGCTAGAATCGGGGTTTTTGGCGTTGGGATCAAAGGCGCTTTCGCCGCCGATAATCCGGTCAACAAGATCGCCGCCGAAGCCCTGCCCAAGCCGTTCCGCATTCGCTGCTGCAATCGCGGCGAAGCCCTCTGCCGACTTGTTCAGAAGGTCCTGCATGGCTGCGGCGCGCATGATCGCTTCCGGCAGCTTGTTGACTTCGAGCAAGGCCAGTTGGTAGTTCCGCTGCAACTCGTAGGCCGCTTTGGCGATGTCTTCCGTCCCCTCTTTCGACTTGGGGGCGAACTCGGCCACGGCCTTGACCGATTTCGACAGCGCGTCCATCGCCACGCCCAAGGCATCGGTCGGATCAGCGGCGTTTTCGGTTTCACCATTCAGGCGCTTGATGGCGGCTTCAGCCTCGTCAGCCGTGCCGGTCAGGGCGATAACCACGTCCTTTGCGACTTCCAAGGCAGAGGCATAGGTGTCGATATTGGTGGCGGATTCGATGATGCTTTCGCCCATGCGAACGACTGCCGGGTCTGCCTCCCGGAACCTGTCGATCAATTCGTCAACGCCCTTGGCGAATGCGTCCGATTTGATCTCGCCTTTGTCGAACCGTTGGAACAGGGCGTCGACTTCCTGCAAGAATTCCTGAACCACTTTCGACTGGCCGCGACCCACGTTCCCGAAGATGTTGCGTTCGAGAACGCCACCAATCCCCTTGAAAGCGCCCTTGGCGTCTTCGAGGCTTTCGGTCAGGTCGTCCACGTCCTTCCGGGCGTCAAAGAGCGTGACGCCTTGCAGCTTCTCGCGCCACCTGTCGACTGACGCCCCGGTCTGGTCATAGGCGTTCCTCACCCGGTCCACGATCTTCTCGTGAAGGTTCATGGCCTCTGTCGCTTGATCCGCAGCCGTCGCCCACAGGGAGATCGCGGTCGTGATCGCCACGAAGGCAATCCCTACGCCGCTGGTGATAAGCAGGGACTTCAGCGCCACCCCGAAGGCCGTCACGCCCGCTGCCCCGGCACCGAAGGCTGTTCCGGTCGTCCGAGCGGCAATCGCCGCCTTGGTCGCTGACTCCCCGGCGAGGGCAAAAGCGACCCCCAAGGTCTGCACCCCCTTTGCCAACTTCAGGACCAAAGGCAGGATGCTGATCGAAGCGTAGGCCGTGACCGCAGCAATCAAGAGCCTGAAATTCTGGACGACAAATCCGAGGACGTTGAACAGCGCCGCAAATCCCTTGGACAAGGCTCCGAGGAAAGTCTGGAAATCAGCCGACTTGATAACCTCTGTTGCCATCCGTGCGAATTCCGCAAAGGCGTCGATAAAACCGCCCTTCCCGAAAGTCAGCAAGGCTTGGAAGGCCGCGTTCTTCAACTGCCCGATTGCAGCCGTAACCCCAATAAGAGACTGTTCCAGACCGGGGCCGAACCGCTTGGTCAATTCTTCCGCGAACGGAATAAGAGCGTCGGACGTAATTTGTCCTTGCTCCATCATCTTAATCAGTTCATCGGTCCCAATACCAAGACCGTCAGCCATCAAGTTAATTGCGCCCGGAAGACGATCGCCCAATTGCTGACGCAATTCTTCCATTTGGACGGCACCCTTTGACACGATCTGCGTCAAAGCCGTAAATACGCCCTTCATATCTTCCGCAGAAGAACGGTTCACTCGTGCGGCTTCAGCAACCGCAATAAAAATCTTCCGAGTATTTTCCCCGGCGAGATTGGTGCCTTTAGTCGCAATTGCGAACTTGGAATACTCCGTCGCAAGCGTCCCGAATTCAATCCCGAGACGTTCCGCATTCCGGCGCACGAAATCCAGTTCGGCGGCAGTCTGTTCTTGGTCGTCCCCCGTGGCGACGTTCAGCCGGGCCTGTGCGGCTTCGAGTTGCTGGAAGGCGTCCACGGTCTGCCCGAGAACGCTGATAACCCCATAGAAGCCGCCATAGGCCGCGACCAGCGACAGGACCTCGCCCCGAAGGCGTTGGCTGACCGACAGGGACGTGCGGTGTTCGTTGTTCAGCCCGAGCAGGGCGCGGGTGATCCGTTCGATCAGGGACAACTGCTGCGGCGGCGGCACGGGTGGCGCGGCTGCTGCGATGCGGGTTGCCTGCGCCACCTTCAGATAGGTGTCATAGAGCCGTTCGAGGGCCGTGCGGCTCTTGTCCGCGTTCTGCCTGACACCGGCCAGCGCGGCGTCAGAACCGGCGTGGATCGAAGCGAACGCAGCCTGCGCGGAACTCAGCTTCGAGGCGTCCCCGCCCGCTGCCGCAAGGGCCTGCCGCAGCCTGCCAAGCGTCTCAGTTTCCAGCCGCAGGGCTTCCTTGGATTCCAGCGCCCGGACCTTGACCACATCAAGGGCCTTCGCCATTTCCAGCGTGGGCACCCCGACAGCGCCGATCTCGGCCACCAGCCGGTCGACCGTGACTTGGGTCGCGGCCATCGCGTCCCGTGCTTCCCTGACCTGCCGAACCTGCGCGCCGATGTCCAGCCGCAGGTTGCCGAAGCCCTTCGACCCGAACTCAGCCATCCGGCCCGTGGTTTCGGCCAAGGCCGCATCCGTCGCCGCCAGCGCCGCCTTGTTCTTGCCCAGCGCGTCGTTCTGCCGGTTCAGACTGTTGGCCGTCTTCTCGACCGTGGACGCCAGCTTGCTTTCCGCATCTGCCGCCGACCGGGCGACGACCTGAAGGTCCTTGACCGTGGTCTTGCTCTTGTCCAGCGCCGTGTTGCTTTTCTTCAGCGCGGCTTCTGCGGTCTTCAGACCGTCCGTATATTTGGCAACCGAAACGTTCGCCCGATCAAGACCCGCTTGGGAATTTTTCAGGGCTTCTTTCTGGTCGCGCAACTTGGCGGAATTCTCAATCAGCGCCGTGGTGTTCGACTTGAAGGAATTCAGGAGCCTTTGAGTCGGGGCTTCAGCGGCGGCAATTTGCGCCCCCAATTCCTTGACCTTGGTCTGGTATCCGTCGATCTTCCCGGTCAGCCGGGTGATTTCGTTCTGGGTTTTCTCGACGGCCTTGGCATACTTTTCCTGCCGCCCGAGGGCTTCGGTCTGCGCGGCTGCGATCTTCTTGACGGCGGCGGCGCTCTTTTCCTGTTCGACACGGGTCGCGGCCAGTTTGGTCTTGGCTGTTTCCAGCTTGCCGTTGACCTTGGTGATCTCGTCACCAGCCTTCTTCAAGTCCTGCTGGTATTCCTTCAGAGACTTTTTGGTGCCTTCGATCTCTTGCTGGACTCGGGCGACCTGCGCGGCAGCGCGGGCGGAACTGTCGGCCAACTTGCCGATGGGGTCCGAACTGGCGGCTTTCTGGAAGTCACTCAGCGCCGTCCCCAGAAGGGACAGGGCAGATCGGGTCTTGGCCGAATCCTGCGTGACGCCCCGCTCGGCATCCCGGAAATCGTTCAGGGCGGCGGTGATCGCGTCGAGGACCTTTTCGGCCTCATTCTTCGCCCTGACTACAAGGCCGACCTCACGGGTGTTCCTGCTCGCCACCGCCTTGCCCCCGTTCTAAGCGCGGTTTCGCCCTGACCGCTAGTGTATCAAGGTTCTTTGTAAACTGCTTCGCGTTCTTAGTCGAGACGATTGAACCTGCCGCAAGTTGGATCAGGATCGCCTCCGTGGCAATCCTATTGTTCTCCCGTTCCCGAACAAGGTTCGCTTCATCTACCAGCATCCCGAGCGGATATTGCCACGCTTCCGGGTGCCCGCTGCCTATCAGGAGACTAGCGTCCCGGCGAAACCCCCAGACCCATCCTCGGAGATCGGCGTTCTCACCATCTTGACCGCCCGTGTCGCTTCCTGAAGCGCCTTGACCACGAGCAGCACCAGCTTTTCCAGCGAGGAATCCGACTGGAAGGAAAGTCTGGCGATGGCTTCCAGAATCACCGCTTGATTGCTGATCGACAACTGCCGGGCTACAGCGATGCCCGCATCGTTGTAGTCGTTCGCAGACAGGGCGATGATCGCGGCCAGCATGTCGGGGAATTCGACAGCCATATCGCGCACGATCTTTTTCACGATGTCGACCGTGAATTCGGCTTCCTGCTCTTTCACCTTCTCCCAGACCTTCATCATGGCCGGGGCGTGTCCGTTCAGCAGGGACACAAGGTCCGCAAGGTTGATGCCTCGCACTTCCAGTTCGATCCCTTCGCGGATAGGGATTACTTCTGTCAGGATCGGAATCCCGCTCAGTCTCATTTTTGCCATTGGAAATCTCTTTGCACGGGGGTCGGTCAGAGTGAAGCCCGGCGACCGTGAGATCGCCGGGCTTCAGGATCAGGCGTAGGTCGGGACACCATCGCGGTAGATGGCCTCGTCGCCGTCTTTCTTCAGGATCGACAGAGACAGCGGGATTTGCTGCCAGTCGTCACCCTTCAGGGCATAGTCGCCGTTGGGGGCCATCTTGACCTTGTTCATCAGCCAACGCGAATCGGTGCCCTTCGGGTTCTTCGTGACGAACAGCAGCGCACCCGTGACCGGCGACGACCCGGAGATCACACGCTCCCGACTCGACCCGACGACCGCATAGGACACGTCGATGTCCACACCGTCGATAGCGATAAGCGACCCTTCGAGGAAGGTAATCATCCCCATATCCGCGTCGATGGTGAAATCAACGCCGACGACCAGACCATCCCCCGCCGTGCCCCCCGTCAGGAAGCCGCTCGTGCCCGCGAACGTGGTGTTGGAGGCCGGGGTCGTGTTTGCGAAGACAATGGCGTTGCCCGCGATGCCGGTGTCACGCGCGGTCACGGTGACAACAGCGCCAGTATCGGACGCCGAAGCCAACGGGTTGTAGACAGTTCCGACGCTGACATCAGCCCCCACGACGCCGTTGATGGCGTCCGCAATGGCCGCAGCAACGGTAGCGGGGGTGGCGTTCGTTTTGATTTCGTTGGGCACGGTCGGACTGGTCGAAAGTGCCGTCCTGAAGGTGTAGGCCACCCCGCCGATGGTGATGATCTGGCCGTTGGTCGGGCCAGTCGACGCGATGGTAATCGTCCCGGAAGCCGCCACGGCAGGGGTGCCGCCGTTCAGTTCGACTTCGACGCCCAACGGATCAAGCCCCATATATCCCGAGGGATTGGCGTCCGTGACGCCCAGAAGATAGGAATGCCCGGCCTTGATCCCTGTCAGGGTTTCCGTATCCATAGCGACCGACGCCTGCGTCAGCGCCGTGGTGGAGCCGAAAAAGAACAGGGCGACGTTCGCGGCACTGATGTTGTCCGTGGTGAGCGAGCCGGTGCGCGTCACTTCGAGCGGCACCGAGTCGTCCAGTTCGCGGATGCCTTCGTCCGAATTGAAGTGGTCAAGGTCGTTCGATTCGATGGTCAGGCTGAACTCGGGCGTGTTGCCGAGATAGCGGAAACCTTCGGGGGTTTCGGTGCCGGCGATGAAGCGGGAAAAGTAGACCTTCCCGCGACCGAGCGTGTAGTTGTTTGCCATGATGCTTTCCTCGTTTCAGTTGCTCGAAGGGTCACGCCTCGACGGCGTAAGGATCGTCCAAATCTTCGGCCAAGTCCAGCGTGATTGTCAGCCAGAAATAAGCCTTCGCAGAGATTTCATCGGGGGGTCGGACGACGCCCGGCCCGATATACATTCCGGTCACATACCGGCCAAGACCAAGGATGCCCTGCTCTGGCTTGTTCCAGTCGGTCTTTTTCTTCTCCAATGCCAGACGCTTTTTCACATCAGCCATCAGGACGTGAGCAGGATCGGTCGGGTTGGCCCGATCATCTACCGCAAAACCTTGGATCATCATTTCCCACAGGCCGGAACTCTGCGCGGCGTCAACGGGCGGGGGAAGCTGGTCAATCGGGATCGGGACTTCCAGAAGCGACAGCATGGGAAGGGGGTCATTCTCGCCGTAGATCAGGCGACCCCGGAAAACGCAATTCGCGGCACTGTCTACGGCTGCGGACAGGTCAGTGACGTATCCATTGCCGGGCGAAATATCCCGAAGGATTCCCGACAGCCTACGCTGGACTTCCAGACGAAGGGGATAGTCAAAGGGCATTCACAACTCCATAAGCCGCAAGAATTCGTTTTCCAGTTTTTCCGCCAGATCGGGGGCTTGGTCTGCCGCCACGCCCGACCCTTCACGACCAAGGAATACCTGATCGACCGATGGTCCGTAAAGCAGATAAAGTCCTGAATCGATTCTGCGGCTGAACCGCTTGTTGGTCAGCGTCTCGCCGGGCTTCAGCCGAACCGCTAGACCAAGGTTGAATCGGTTGTCAGAAATGTCGTTGTTGCCTGACCGCAGCCGCATCAGGAAGGCCCGCTTCAAGTGCTTGGTCTTGTTTCCGACCCTGACCGTCACGCCGCCCGGCGCACTCGGACGCGGGTTGCCCTGCACAAATCGGGCAAGGCTGGTCGGCCTGCCGGTCGCCGCGATCACGGCCTCCAAGCTGGACCGTGTGGCCTGCTCTTTGACGTAGAGTCGCTTCTTCGCCGGGGCCAGATAGCCGGGCGGGAAATTGATCTCGTGTTCCATCCGAATGGCAATGGAAGACCTGCCGTCGCGGGCGATCTTGTTAATGGCTTGAACAGCCTTCAGCCTGATCTTGTCGCTCAGGGATGCGATGTCCGTGAGTTGGTCAAGCCCCTCCACGAAGACCGCATACTCCATCATGCCACGTCCTCCGGGGTCGCCTTGCCAGTCAACTCGCTGGCCGACATTCGGGTGACTTCGCAGGAAATGGTCATGCCGTCGCGCGGCAGAACCGTGTCGATCACATAGCCTTCGGTCGTTGAACGAACAACCGCATCCAGCCGCTTCAGGGTGATCCCCAGATCGGCCAAGGCTTCCGCGTCGAAGATCATCCGCGTCCGGTTTTCGTGGACCTCTGCATAGGACAGGCTGGTCCCCGCCAGATCGCCGGTCTTGACCGCTTTCTCCCCGACCCGGACATAGACAACCCCGGCCAGAACCGTGCCGCCCACGAAATAGGTCGCCGCCCGCCCCATGAAATCATGGAGCGAGCGACGGGCTGCTGCGCGAATGTCTTCGATAGACATCAGATCAGGTCTTTCGCCTTGTCTTCATCTTCGCCTTCGTCGCCTTCGTCTTCGTCTTCGTCGCCTTCACCGTCGCCCGAGCCTTCTTCGTCGGCCTCGGCTTCTTTGGCAGCGGCTTCAGCGGCGGCAGCAGCTTCCGCAGCAGCCTTCTCGGCCTTGGTCGGGGCCTTGGGCTTGGTCGGGGCCTTCGCGGGGGCCGCAGCGGACGCAGCAGGGGCCGCAGCGGGCTTGGGATCGTCCGCAAACACGACAGCAGCGCCCCCGGCCAGCAGTTGCGCTTCCTGCGTCTCATTCTGCGCCTTGAACAGCCCGCCCGGCGCGATCTTCTTGACCTCGGGCGGGGTCGGCTTGACGCCTTTGGCTTTGTCGCCCGCGATACCGGGCTTGATGGTCATGGTGACAGTGTGGACTGCACGGAGAGTCTTCATTGGGGGGTGCCCCTCCTACGGGCTGGTATGCAAAAGGGGTCAGACAATCCGACCCCTTCCGGGATTTCAATCTACCGGCGTGAACTCCAACTGGAAAGTCTTGCCGACACGGAATGCCTCAATGGCGGCGGGATTGGTGACGGTCATTTCCAGCTTGCCGGAAGGGGTCGCTTTCGACCACGACTCGTTGCCCTTGCCGTCGCCATAGGCAGCTTGAAACGTGATGGTCGCGCACGAAGCCGCAGGGCCTACGTCGACGTGCTTGATTTCGGCGCATTTGAAACGTGCTGAGACACTCATTCTGTCTTCTCCTGATTGGCCCGAAACCCTCGGGCGGGGTCTTATGCAAAAGGGGCGGGACCATCCCGCCCCCTCTGGGTCTTCTGCCGGGCCTAACCGGCTTATTCGATCACGCGGGCGCGGAACGTCGCGTTGGTGTTCACCGGCACCATCAGCGGGGCCGACTGAGTCATGACGAAGGTCACGCTCGGGTCTTCGGCGTCCCACATCTTCGGGAACATTTCGAGGGCTTGGAAGCCCGCCGCCTTATCCTGAATGGCACCGAACGCCCGGACGCCCGCGATGGACGGCCCGGTCAGAACGATGTCGCGCGGGTCCATGAAGTCGACCGCCGTGCCGTTCGCGTCCTCGTAGTAGTCGGCGTAGACCCAGACCTCGGTCGTCCCGGACAGCTTGCCCACATACTCGATGTCCAGACCTTCCCGGATGCCGAGATTCAGGTTCAAGCTGTTGTTGTTCAGGCGCAGGTCTTGCCCGAGCATTTCACGGATTTCCGTGTCTTCCCGCATCACGTCCCAAGCGTCGACACCGACCGTAAGCCGGTTGGACACGCCGCCGAACCGGGCGCGCCGAGTGATCGCCTTGGCCGCTTCGATGTAGCGCAGGATCGACACGCCCACTTGGCCCCAAGCCGCACCGCCCGTGAGGGTTTCCGTGTTGGCCGCATCGCGCTCGAAGTCGACCACGGTCTTCGGATAGTCGTCCGATTCCAGCGTGACCTGCCCGAACTGCGTGGCCTGCGCCGCCAGCCATTCCCACCGGCGCTCGATGGCTTTCCGATGCTGCGCCAGAATGTCCGCGACGATGGCGTTGTAACGCTGCGCCGGGGTCATGGGGGTCGCGCCGGTTGCCAGTTCACCGAAACCGGCCACGCGCTTGATAACGCGGGTCGCGGTCACGGGGTCCTTCGGCTTCACATAGGCCGGTTTGACGCGGGTCGCCTTTTCGGCGGCGGCGTAGATCGGCTTGCCCTGCGCGGTCGGCACGACGAGCGGGGCGATCTGGCGGCTTTCGCTGATCTGCGAAAAGTCGATATATTCGTCGGTGAAGTTGATCTGCGTCGAGTAGAACTGAAGCCAGTAGTTGCTCGGCGGTTCGACCTCCCGCATGACCCCCAGAAGGGTCGCGGTGTCGTAGCGGGTGATTGCGATAGACATGATGTCTTTCCTTCGTGATTGGTGTTGCCTGCCTCAGTCCGCGATCACGGGTAGATCGTGTCGCTGTCCTGTTCCTTCTTGCCGATGAAGATGGTCGGGGACACCGAACCTTCGAAGGCCGCTTTCTTCTTGGCGTCGGTGTCATAGGACGCATCCCAGACCAGAGCGCCCATGTCCCAATGCCCCGAACGGTAGACGGGCACGGTCATGGCAACGCCGTTCACCATCGAGATCGGCGCGGCAAGAATGTAGTTGGCGCAACCAGCATCACGGGTGGCATTGTAGTCGGCCAACGCCGAACCGGCGAGGTTCAGGACCGAATAGAGCGCCAGATCGGCAGTCGAGCCGGGCGTGAAGGTGATGTTCGTGACGGTAGCAGGCGCGTCACCGAAGCGCGGTTCCTGCTTGTTACCGAAGGTTTCCGAGGCAAACGAGGCAACGCCCGGCTTGCCGAAGGGGATCGTGGTGTCAACGGCCATAATACTGTCTCCTGTTCAGGCGTTGCATTCGGTCAGCGAGTCGACGTGTCGGCTCACTCAGGCGGTTTTCTTCTCGGGGCGACCCGAGGCTTTGCGGAAGTCGGACAGGATGGTGGCCGACTGCGCCGCAGGGGTCAAGGCCGCATCCTTGTCCTTATCTTCGTCGTCGTCCGCGCCCACGTCCGGGTTGCCGGTCGCCATCGCCTTGTCGAAGGGGGTTGTGGTGCCCTTGGCCTTCGGCTTTTCCTCGGTCTTGGGGGCCTCGGTCTTTTCTTCGGCCAGATCGCCAAGGAAGGCCGCAGCCTGATCGGCGGTCATGTCGGTCTTCAGTGCCGCCGACAGGGCCGCTTTCGGGCGGGCCTTGCCGATTTCGGAACCGAGGATCGCATTGATCCGGGTCCGCTCGGCGGCAGCACCAGCGGTCGCACCTTCGGCGCGAGCGGCGGCAACAGCGGCGTCGTGGGTCGCTTGGTCGATCCCGGCAGGGGCCGCAGCGGCGTCTCCGGTTTTCGTGGTCTGCGTGGTCATATATTCACCCTCCGGGTTTTCAAGACTTTCGCTGAAAGCGATCAGTTCCTCGTCCAATGCCCCTACCACATCAGCAAATCCGACCGCAATCGAATCTTCAGCGTCGTAGCACAAGGCTTCGGTATTCCTGACCGCATCCTGCTCCATGTCGCGGTTTCGTGCAACAGTCTCGACAAAGACCGCGTATGCTTTGTCGATCCGAGCCTGAATGCGGTCCTTGACCGCTTTCGGCAAGGCTTCGTAGGGGTTGCCGTCAACCTTGTGCTTTCCGGCATGAATGAAAGTGACCTTGATCCCCGCCTGCTCCAAAGCCCCCGAATAATCGACATGCGCCGTCACCACGCCCACGGACCCCGTGCCACCGGAACGGGTGACGGCGACACGCCCCGCCGCCGACGCGATTGCGAAGGCCGCAGAGTAGGAATGGTCGGCAGCGTATGCCCGGATGGGTTTCTCCCCGCGCCAACCAAAGAGTTTGTCGACCAGTTCGAAGCAGCCTGCGACCTCACCACCGGGGCTGTCGATAACCAGCGCAATCCCTTTGACAGTCATGTCCGAGATTCCACGCAGCATTGCCTGCTCGATATAGTCGTAGCCTGTTACCCACCGTCCGACCTGATAGGAAAAGCGATTGAGCAAGACGCCCATGACCGGGATTTGAAGCACCCCATTGACGACGATATAGGGACGCCAGCTATCCGAGCCGTCGCCCCAGAAATCATCCCCGTATGTCGTGCTGCCAGCCAAGATTTGCTCGGCCCGGTCGTGCTGGACCAAATACTGCAACGAGGCCGTGAACAGGTCTTCGGTCCCGTCCGCGATCATCAGAGGCTTATTCGTGATCGCCTCGATCAGAGGATGCTTGCTGCTCATGTTGCGTTGTTCTTTTTCTTTTGCTGCTCGCTGCTGCGGGCTGCGGGGTCCTTGTCCGTTTCAGTCGCGTCACGGGGCGAACCGCTCGCCGCATTGACCGAATTGTCTTCAAGTAGAACGATCCCACGCTTTTCCATTTCCTTGTTTTCGCGCTGCTTCTGCCGGAAAATCTTCCGCCAATCCTTCCCGAGACGAGACAGTTCATCCTCGTGGGTGGACAAACCGTATTTGATCCGAAGGACCGCCGCTTGGGTTTCCTTCAGTTCGTCAATCTGGCCGCGAGCAGCGCCCGTCCAGTCTGCCGCCGACAAGGCGTCAAACATCAGGTTCAGTCGGCCATTGGTGTAAAGCATCGCGGCGTCAGAAGCCGGGAAAGTCTTCAGTCGATCATTGTTGATTGCTTCTTCCAACCACAGGCGGAAAATCGCGTTCGCCATTGCATCCGCGAAATACTTCTTCCGGGCCTGCATGAATTTCCACGTCGCAGCCATCGCGGCGCGGGCGCTGGAATAGTTGGTGTGGGTGTAGTCCTTGGACAGTTCTTCGTAGGAAATGTTCAGGGTTGCCGCGAGATAGCGCAGCAAGGATTGCTCGAAACCCTGCCCGACACCGCCCGGCGTTCCGGCAGGGCGCATGTTCAGCTTGGTTCCGGGGAACAGGTGCGGAATCTTGATCCCGTCGATCTTCATCTGGGTCGCGCTGTTGGCGTATTCCGACATCGCAGTCAGGATCGCTTCCGCGTAATCGGCCACGCCATCGCCCAGATTGCCGCCACCGAGTTGCTGGTAGACAGCTTCAGCGGGCAATTCCGACTCGATGGTCGCGGCATACATCGCATTGACGACCGCGTTCTGAAGCGTGATGTCCCGGAACTTCTTGGTGATCGCCAGTTCCTTCAGGCCCGCGACAAGATCGCTGATCGCCCGCGTCTGATCGACCCGGTTCTGCTCCCGGAAGAACAGCACTTGCTTGCGGCCCCAAGGCTTTTCTGCCTCGACCTCCCGGTAATACTCGCCGGTCGGCAGCAGCGCAATCTGGCGGTATTCGGACGGGTGCGTGACCCGCATGAAGTAGGACAGATGCCGTCCGCGACGGTCGTGCTTGATGCCGCCGCGAATGAGGGGGTTGTCCAGTTCTTTGTAGGGCTGCGTCAGCCGGTCGGTGTCCACCATCTGAATCGCCGTAGCGAATTCGCGGCGGTTGTCCCGCAGCCATTCAGCCGTCGCCAGCACTTCGCCGGTATAGGTCGACACGCCGACCGCCAGCCGGATCAGGCCCGTGAAGTCGTTCTGCTCGGAGGCGTCGATCAGCTTGTTCGGGCTTTCGGCCCAGAGGGTGAACATGCCTTCGACTTCTTCTTGGAAGGCTTCCTCCCACGCTTCATCCTTGCCCAGAACAAGGGAGTTGGGCTTGGCGTTCAGCAGGTAGGCCGCGCCGACGATGCTGTCCTTGTGGGTCTGCGCCCCGGACTGCACATAGGCGTCGTTGCGGAACATATCGCGCGACCGGGAATCCAGCACGGTCTTGTCGGGCAGGATTTCCATGTCGGCAGACAAGAGCGGGGGCACCCACCCGGCCAACTGCTTGTCGAACCGCTCGGCCCCTTCGAAAGCCCCACCAAGGGCAAGGTCCTTCGTCGGCACCCCAATCAGGGCGTCGATCTCGCTCAGGTCCGCTTGGGTGAGGGTCTTCACCATGTCAGAACATCCTCGGCTGCATCGGCCCGAGGACGCCGTGCAGCGGCTTCCCGAGCATGGTCCGAAGGCGCATGATGTAGGCGTTCAGGTCGCTCGCCTTCTGCATCGTGAATTCCACGCGCTCGCCGTTCTGGTCGACATAGACGCGGGTCTGCTTCCCGAGCATCAGGGAGTTGTAGGCTGATTCGGCGTCACGAAGCCAACCGGAATAGCGGGCCGTTTCCTCGACTGTGAGTGATGCCGCAACCATCAGGCCAAGTCCTTCGCCAGTTCACCGAAACCATAGCGCCGCTTCTTCACCGCGTCGAACGGTTTTTCATCCGTCACAGGGTTGAAGACCAAATCATTGTTGTCCCAATCCTCGGCCCATCCGGGCGGATCATCGAAACGGATAGCGTCAAAATTGATCTGGGGCAAGAGGCAGGCCGCAAGATGGTAGACCAACAAGTCCCATGATTCGTTTCGGAATTTGCGGGGATTGATCCAGCCCTTCACAGGGTCTTTAACTTCCACCGTCAATTCCGTGTAGAAGTTATCCGGCAAATCCTTCGCAAAATTGATCCTGCCGCCCGGCTCAGTCCGGTCGAGCATATTGTTCAGCGTGTCTTTCAACGTGTTAGGATTGATAAAACAAACTGGAATTTCCCCGCGAGCGCCAGCATGGCGGTCTTTACGGAAGCTGTCCGGGAAATCAACCTTGACGCGCGGGTGTTCTTTAGCCGAAGCGCCCTTCAGCAGAATAAACCGCGACGAATATTCCGATTTCCACTCATATTCGCCCTGCTCGCTGGACGTGTCCAGTTCATCGTCCTTCGGATTACGAAGCCAACGAACGAAGTCATAAGCGTTTGTGGTCACGCCCGCTTTACCACCGGAGTCGCAGATCGTGAATTTGACCGCCATATGCCTGCCAGAACCATCCGCCAGAGGATAGGTCTTGTCGAAGACTTCAGCGCAAAGCATCTTCCAGTCTTCGGGATACGCACCGGGATTGACCCACAGATGCTCACCTTCTTCATCAAGGCGTTTGGACTTCCTGATTTCGAACCGATCAATGATGCTGCGGTCGCCGTTCTCGTGGACGCCAGCCATTTGCACGACAAAGCGGTTCTTCTGCACGTCGATAGAACTGATGATGAACCGGACGCCGGGCGGAACAGTTCTCAGGGAATAGCCGCGCGCCCGGCCTTTCAGGGTTTCCGGCGACCGATCATTCGCCAGCATCTTCGGGATATAGGGCAAGCCCTGATCGGTGTTGACGGTCGTCTTCAGGGCTTCTTCGGTGCCGTTCTGCTGATAGACGCGCTCGGCTGCGATGTAGTTATAGACCAGCGTCTTCCAATCCGAGAAAGCCGCCGCGACCCCTTTCAACCAGAAACTCGCAATGTCAGCGCGAACCGGCGTCCCGACAACCTCGCCGCTCGGCAACCAGACCATGTTGTCTTTGATCCAACGACCGTTAACATTCAGTTCCTCTTTGCCGGGCATGATTCCACCGGCCCCGTGCGGATAATCCACGCCGCAATGGGGGCAGCGAAGCATCGCCGTTTCCGCCGCTTCCATAATGTCCTGAGTGTCGGGATAGACCAGAAGCGGGAAATCAGGCTCGAAGCTGTAGTGGCATTTGACGCAGCGCCAATACCAGCGACGGCGGTCGCCCCGGTTGTAGATCGACAGGATACCGGGCGTGGGCATGGCCTCGTGCTTGGACGCCAGCATGTGCTTGGGGTTTTCGACCATGAAGCCGGGCGACGACTCGACCGCCGTCATGGAATAGCGCCTGAAGGTCGTGCCGCGCTTCCGGGTCAGGTCGAAGGGTGAGCCTTCGCCGTCCACGTCCTGCGCCATGCGGTCATAGTCTGTCAGCCAATGCCGGGGGATGGGCTTGCCCGACAGTTCGTTGATGGTCGGCCAACTCAGGGTCAGGAGCATCCCGGACTGGTAGTGTTTGTCGAAAACGTTGTCGGATTCCTTGTTCTGGATCATCCGCTTCCCGACATCGGGGCTGTATCTGTGCAGACGGTCGATCCGGCGAAACGAAAAATCTCGGGCCGTTGTCTGGGAAGTCTGGACCAGAAGCATATCGGCAGGATCGCAGATCGTGGTATGCGCCAGCCAATTGAGGAACATATCGGTCTTGCCCGTTTGGGCAGGCCCGACGAAACACATTCCGGTGAATTCCAGACTTTGCAGAACGTCCATCGGCTCCACGAGATAGGGAGTCATTTCGTTCTTCCACGGGCCGACATAGGCACCGGGGCTGTTCAGATAGCGGTATTTCTCGGCGGCTTGCGAAACAGTCAAACGTTCAGCGGGACGGGCTGATTCGGCGGATTCTACAATCAGCCTTTCGAGCGTCAGGGCTTCGTCAAATGAGGGCAGCAATTTCGTCCTCCACGAATTCCGGTGTCTTCTCGTCTTCGTCTTCGTCTTCCATCGCGGATTCTTCCAGAAGCGACGGCAACTCGGCCAATTGCGGGCCAGTGCCCTTGGTCTGCATCTGAGTGACCAATGAGGCGTAGATTTCAGCCTGAAGCGAATCGACCAATTGCGTCAGCAAGGTGCGCTGATCGGCAGTCAGGCCGGTCGACCGTTCCACCGTGTCGACCCACAACTGCATGGTGAATTTCATCCCTTGGAAGGTTTCCCCGAGAACCTTCCGCACCGCGTCCGTGCGCCAGAGATCGCCCGCGTTTTCCTCATATTTCTGGCGCTTTAGCATGGCATCCCAGAAGGACTGCTGAAGGGTCGCAGGCAACTCGGCCTTCTTGACCGCGCGCAGGAAGTTGGCGGCGCTGATCTTGGGCTTGATAAGGTAGGCCGCAGCCGCCTTCAACTCGTAGGTGCGGCCCTGATAGCCCCGGCCCGTCTCGTTGCCCTCTGTCAGCGCCGGGCACCCGGCCAGCTTGCGCTTCACGTCCTTGGGGTCCATGCCGAAGGCTTGGGCCAGCCAACCTGCGGTCACACCGCCAAGGACCTGTTCCACGTTCACCCGCTTCATCAGCCGGGCCGCTTGGGTCTTGGCAGCTAGTTCTTGAAGGGCACGGTCTGCGTCGTTCATTTTGAAGCCCGTCTCTTTTCCCACATCTTCATCGCTGCTGCTCGCCTTTTTTCTTTCTTCGCCGGGTCATTTCGGTTGGCCCGCAAGGCTTCTATTCGCTTCGCGCGGATCGCAGGGTCGGCCCAAGAAGCCTTTTGAGACGCTGATCTTGCCGCTTTGGTTTCTTCCCGACTACAGGAATCTTTTGACAACACACTCATTTTTTCTCGAAGTTCCGAAGACGCCCAAGCCTTCTTACTCGCTTCTGACATGCGAACTCGATAACTTTCATCTTGGTATCTGGCCTTAGCCTTTTCCGAAAGCACTTTGCGTTCTGCCTCAGTGCAAACCCGTTTCCTGCCGCCGAAACCCCCTAAAGATGTGTTCAAAAGGTTTTCTATGCCGAGTCTTTCTATCTCAGAAACTTCCCAAGCACTCGCAGTATCCCGGTCTGGGAATTCAACTTTTTTAGCAACCACAAAAGACTTCCCAGATAAAGGGCCAGAAGCCCTATGCTCTCGCACCCTTCTAGACAAAGATGTTGTTATTCCAATGTAGCATTTCCCGGAATCAGACACCAGAACATAGCCTATCATACTAAACCCCTGAAAGCCTGACTCTAACAGCTTCTGTTATTCTGTCCTGAGTTTCCCCCTTACCCAAGCACACAGACAAAACGTCCTCGTCCACAGTATCCTCTGCTATGATGTGGTGCATGAAAACCTTGTCCCTCGTCTGCCCTGATCTGTGCAAACGCTTCACGAACTGCCTGTATAACTCCAAGGACCATGAAAGTCCATACCAGACCGCGATGTTCGATCCCTTCTGGATATTCAGCCCGTGGCCTGCGGAAGCCGGGTGCGTGAGAAGCCCCTTGATTCGGCCTGCGTTCCAGTCCCGAATGTCGTCTTTGCTTTCCCCGAAAACCCTGATCCACGGGAACCGCTTCTTGATCGCCAAAAGGTCGAACTTGAACGAATACGCAATCAGGACCGGCGTCCCGGCAGCTTCCTCGAAAATGGATTCCAGAATATCAATCTTCTCGTCGTGGACAAAGATGCCCTCTTTCACATCGTCATAGATCGACCCGTTTGCAAGCTGAAGCAGTTTTCCAGTCAAGACCCCACGGTTTACAGCCTCGACAAATGTCGGATCACCAGCCCGGTTGACCAATTCGACATAAAGTTCCTTCTCCATTTCCCGGTATATGCTCCGGGCCTTGGGCGGCAGCTTTACCGTATGGTGAACCGGAATCATCGGCGGCAATGTCAGGTAGTCTTCTTCCCGCAGGCTAAAGAACCGATCCTTGATCCGGCCCATGATCTCGGCCTCTGCGTGAGGCAGGGGCGTGATGGAATTGTCGTATTTGTCTTCGTGGAACCACCGCTGCTTGAAGGCCGTCATGGACCGCCCCAGACGCTCCCCACCGTCGACCGCGAACATCGGGCCGTAAAGGTCGATCAGGCCGTTAGGGGCCGGGGTGCCTGACAGACCGATGATCCTCTTGTGCGAAGCCCTGTGGGCCTGCATGACCCCTAACTCCGTCAGACCGGCCTTGATCCCCTTCTTGCGTTGCTCCCGGCTTTGGTGGACCCGCAGCATCCCGCGCTTCTGCCGGGAAATCTCGTCAACGGTCAGCATGTCGAACGGCCAGCCACGACCAGCGAAGACCTCGTGCAACCAGCGCAGATTCTCCCGGTTGATGATGGTCGCCTGCGCGTCCTGTTTCAGCGCCGCCATCCGCTCGTCTTCATTCCCGGTCACGACCCGGAAGGTCAGATCGCGGGAAAAATCCCATGTCCTGATTTCCTCGGGCCAAGTGTTCTCGGCCACATACAGCGGGGCCACGATCAGGGGCCGTTTGACCTCACCGGCAGCGATCAAGGCCGTGGTCGCCTTCAGCACCGCGCCGGTCTTCCCCAGACCCATTTCCGCGCCCATGATGCAGCCGGGCAATTCGGCCATCGTGTCAGCCATCCACCGCTGATAAACGCGGAAGTCCTCGTAGGTCAGGATGGTGTCAGGCGGGCCGTAGATCAGTTCCACGGCCTCTGTGTTGGTCAGATGCTTGGGCAGGATCAGCTTGGCCTTTGCCATCAGAACGGCCCTCCGGGTGGCGTGGGCAGGCCAAGGATGCGCCGGGCGTCGGTCAGGTTGTCGACCCAATGAACCTCGGCCCCGGCGCGGCGCAGGCGCTCGTGGTCCCGAAGCTGGCCGATCCGGGGCTTCTTGCCGCTGCGCTTGAACTCGATCCAGACGTGCCTTCCTGCCTTGATGAAAAGCCGGTCGACTGCGTTCCGCTTCCGCACCCACGAAACCTTCTCGACAAACCAGCCCGCCGCCTCGGCTTCATCGCAGGCGTTCAATTCGACGTAGGATTCGAGGGGCACATAGTCAGGCAAGAGGCTGATCCACGAAATCAGGGAATTCCCCACCCTTGGCGCGGCGCTCTTGCTCGGCAGCTATGGCTACTGCTTGCTCTTTCGTCAGGACTCCGTTAAGAACAATTTCCCCAACAATGCGGAAATTATCCCCATCTGTCGGAACGTTTTCCTCGGAATCGAAGCGAAGTTGGGAAAATTTCCCGGAAAAGAACACCGAAGCCAAACGAACCCACCGATGCCCGACGACATCTTGGAAATCGTCCTTCGAGACTTCCTGATAAACGACCATCGGTCGGCAGGTCGCTTCGTCCGTAACAAAGTCAACGATTCGGTAGACCCCACCTTTTTCGTGCCGCCAGTAGATTTCCATGATTCAATCCTTCATCCAGACCTTCGTGATAAATCCCGCCGACCCGAGGGGCATATCCGGCCCCCATTTCGGCGGCGTTTCCATGCACTCCCGCATGATCTCCAACTCGTTTGAAGCGTTGCCTTCCAGCGCCAGCGCGACCGCCTGATCGTGAACGTGAATCCGCAGGTCCAGACCGCGCCGGTCGCACAGAAGCATCGAGTGGGCGAGCAGATCGCGGGCGATGGCTTGGTCTGCGTTCTCGGTCAGCTTGCCGGGGTGCGTGGGCTGGCGCACCCATTGCTTGCGGTCGTTCAGGCCCTCATAGGTGATGGTGTCGCGGACCTCCCCCCACGGGGTCTTCTGCGGCTCAATGCGGGGGCGGCAGTAGTGCAGGCAGCGCCCTGAAGGCAACCGCATCCGCAGGAACGGCCCGTGCATGTCGAACGTGACCGCACCGAAGCCCTGACCATACTTGATCGCGCGCCCGGTCGTGATCGCTTTCTTCGCTGCTCGTTCGATCCCATACCAGTATTCTTTGACTTCCTCGAATTCACGCCGGAAGACTTCTACTGAAAGGGCTGACTGCTCTTTCGTGAATTGCTTGATGCCCATATCCCAAGCATACCCAAGCAAACCTGTTCCCTCAATTTCTCCTGTCTGGCGATTAACCTTAACATCGCCTGCGCCGAGCATGTATCCACAACCAAGAACTCCGGGCTTGGAGATCGTTCGTTTGACTGAATCCCCGGCTTGGTATTCCGCCCACAATTCATCATAGGTTCCCCCGAACAAATAGGTGGCAAAGTCGATATAGGGATCACGGTTCAGTTTGAAGACCCGAAGGATTTTCGGGCATTGCGCGATCCACCCGAGGACCCGGTTTTCAATAGCGTTCAGGTCGCGGTCGACCAGCGTGTATCCTTCCGGGGCCTGTGCGGTCGACCGCAGGCACGAGGCCAGTAGGTCGAACAAGTTTCCGTAGACCAGCTTGATTCGCTGATAGTCCAGAACCTCGACATGGGCCGCGTGGGTGACGATCCCCTTCTCGAACATCTTTTCGGGTCTAGGCAGGTTTTGCCCCTGCCAGCCGCGCCCGGCCCATCGCCACGTCCGCGCCGCCCCGGCAAACTGGAAAGCCCCGCGCAGGTTGCCATCGTCGTCCGTGCGCTCGATAAGGGCTTGGTATTTCTTGATGGAAGTCCGAGCGGTTTCAGACCGCAAATCAAGGACCTCTTTCAGCGTCTCATTGCTGCAATATTCTTCCCACTGATCCTGCTCCCAATGGTCCGGTTTGACCTCGAAGTATGATCTGGCGGTCTTGATGTGCGCTTTCTGCACATCGTCAAACATATAGCCTTGCTGCTGAAGCCAAGGCAAAATCTGCTGCGTCGAATTCGGGTTTTTCAACCCGGTCAATTCTTCCATCAGTGTGAAGGAATCCCGCAGAACGTTGTCATAAATCTTGATAGCATTTCGAACCATGTCGAGATTGATAGGAATCCCGGCCATGTTGATCTTCTGATCCAGATGCCACAATTCCCACTCGTGGTCTGGCATGGGGCGAAACTGGTTGAGTCGCCGCCGAATTGCGGTTTCTGTCACCACGTCGCCCCGGTTGTAGGTCAGGTAGTTTTCCCAATCCTCTAGGTCTTCATACCAATAGGTCCGAACCAGTTGCCCCATTAGCGCCCGCTTGCGCGACACCTTCGGCTTCGAGAATTTGGTTATGAGCCTTTTGCCCATTGCCATCTTTTGCTGATCTTCAGGCAGGTCGATAATCGGCCCGACTTTTTCCAGCTTGCCCGGAAATGAACACGCATAGGCCATGACCATCGTGTCGCGCCACTGTGGGATTATCAGCGGCATTTTCAGACAGTTTTGGGTAATCTGCATTTCGAAGGGGGCATTCCACGCCCACTTCTCGACCTCGGGATCAACCAAGGCTTCTTCCAGCAGACGCGGCATAGGTTCCCCCTGCGCCGCGTCCCACTGAATAGGCTCGCCCATGTTGAGGTTGAAAGACCCCATCAGGACTTCCGTATCGGGATGCCTAGAATACCGAGACGAGCCGACCTTCATCAGATCGACCGTCCCATAGGTTTCAAAATCAAGTCCAAGACTATCTGCGGCCATTGCGATACGCTTCCTTCACGTTTTCAGATCGCGTTCCGTATCGTAAATTCACTAGCCTATTATCTGACGCGATGTCTTGACCGTGCAGGGTTTCCATCCCTTCCGGTAAAGGCCCAACGAAAGCCTCTAAAACAAGCAGATGAACGTATCGAGAATTGTTCTTACCACAAGCGACCGTAAGGTGCCCCGAACTAGTCATTCCGGGGGAAAGCAGACGACCCCTATAACTCCACAGACCCCGAGCAGTCTTCACCACTCGATCTGCAGAACGAACGCGCCCGAGGTTAGAAACCTCGTAGCCCGGCTCGCTAGGGATCGCCCGCCATTCTTCCATCAGATCAGGCCGCTGTCGTCGTCGCCCGAGTCGCCCATGTCGCCTTCGCTGCCCACCATGTCGTCGGTGAACTTCTCGTTGGGATCGACCGGGGCTGCGCCGAAGGCTTCGCCGTCACGGAGGAACTGGACGACCTCGACCGAGGCGTTGATCCTCTTGCCGTATTTCTTGTCGTCCTGCGCCCACAGGCGAACCAGCCCGTTGACATAGCACCCGGCATAGGGGCACCGCTCGTTGCCCGGCTCGGCCTTGATCCACTTGCCTTCGGCGTCACGGCGATTCGTGATAACCTGCGGCTTGCGGTCGACCGGCGAACTGGCCGACAGGTAGAAGTTGCCCGCGAAGCCATCCCAATCTTCGAGATCGCCATCGCGCAGGCAGAGTTTTTCCGGCTTCAGCTTCGGCCACGCCGACTGATCCGGCCCCCACTTCTTGGCCTTGGCTTCGTCTGCCGCCTTCTTGATCCGGGCAATGTTGTTGAATTCATCCCCCTTCTTGGGGATCAGAAAGTTGGCCTTGAAGACCTTCCGCATTTCCCCATCATCGTTCTCCCGTTCCTGCGGCTGGAACAGCGCCGGGAACGACAGCCGCACGTTGCGAAGCAGAACCTCGCCAACGATCTCTTTCTTATCAGTCGCCATCTTGATTCTCCTAGATCAGCGTGTCGGTTTCAGAAGCCCCGATAGCCGCATCGAAGCGTTCTTCTCGGGTTGCGCGAGATTTCCGGCTGTCTTCGTCAACAACCAGTTGGGGCTTCGCGTCCCCAAGAGCCGCCAGCGCCTCGTAACGCTTGCGGTATAGTGCCTTGCCGATAACTTCCTCCACTTGGGCGGGCGAAAGCAGCTTGTGAATGTAGGGATCGCCAATCCGCTTATCGGCCTTCAGAATTGTGGAAGCCTTGGCTTCGTTAATCCAAGCCCGAGGCGAACGCCTACCTTCGACCAACTTCATGCCCGGAACTGGACGGCCATTTTCAGCGTCGTCATAAGCGTCCGCGTGGAGCCTATCCAACCACTTTTCGATCATGCCCTTATGCAGCAGAATTTGCGACCGCTGCTCGGGGTCGAGAACGCGAGGCAATTCCAACTCTTGGCCTTCCCGGAATTGGCCCGTCAGGTCGTCCAGCTTGGAGTCAAATTGGGAAAGCAGGAATGCAGCGTGTTCCGGGCAGACGTTCTTGCGAGCGCCCATGCAGAACTGGCATTGCTTCGGACCGGGAATGCGGGGGGCATTGGGATCGTAAGTCAGGGCCGCATCGCGCTTGATGTGTTCCGCCCGGCGCAGCAAATCGGCCAGCGAGATCGTCCACTCGCCGCCACCACCGGGGGCGCGCGGCTGTTCGATGATAATCTGGATTTCGAATGACTCGAAACTGTCGCCGTCACCCGGCTCCACGCCCTGCGCCCACATGGTCGACTCGATCAGGTCGCACAGATAGTCGTTCCAGATGCCGAGGCCGTAGAGAAGGCCCTGATCGTTCTCGACAGGGCTGACCGGGATGCCTGCGCCCCACTTCCAATCGAAGACGATGGCTTTCCACCGCCTGATCGAAATGATCCCAAGGTCCATCGTGCCGAACTGGTTGGGGCCAAGCCAAGGCGATAGGTCGACCTTCTTCTCAACAATCACGATGTCGCCCGGCTCCATCAGGGCGCGAGCATAGTCCAGACCGGACTGCATCTTGTTGACCATTTCGGCGGTCATTTCGAGGGTGCCGTGTTCTTCGACCGTCAGTTTGTGCCCGAGGAAGACATCGGGGTCTAGCCCGGTTTCGAGGCAGATCGCGGCGAAGTGGTGGAAGACCGTGCCCTGCGCCGCTTCCATCCCTGCCTCGTTAGGCAGGGTCGCTTCGAGGGCCACCGATCCGGGGCACCGACGATAGCGGTGCGCGGCGGAAGGCCCGAGCGAGGAATGCAATTGGAAATCGTCGTCAGCCAAGGGAACCTCACGGGGGGAGTTTCAGCAGTAGAACAAAGCATGAATTTGGTTTGGTGGCAACCGGGCAAACTGCCAATCGACCCGGTTGCCTCCACCGGCCCCGCATCCGGGAGGACGTGGGGGTGGGGCCAGTGGATTCGCTTACAGCAGGCCAGCGCCCTCGCCATCGTCGCCGCTGCCATCGTCTTCCAGCGCCTCGAACTCGACTTCGCCACCAGCTTCCCAAGTGTCGAGGTATTCGAGCAGCTTCGGGAAATGCTTGGCGTCGATCTCGGTCAGCTTCGGTGCGCCGTAGTGGGCGACCAGCGCCCGCACGTTGCCAAGGGCCTCGTCGCGGGTGGCCTCGTTCTTCATGTAGTTGCCGAACCGGGTCGAGATCACGGTCACGGACGGGGCCTTGGGCGCTTCGGTTTTCTTGCCAGCGGCAGGGGCTTTCGCACCCGCAGCGGGGGCCTTCGCACCCGCAGCAGCCGGGGTCGTCGCAGCCGGGGCCTTGGCACCGGCCAGCATCTTTTCGAGCAGGCCATTCTGCTTGTCGACGGATGCTGTCAGCTTCGCAATTGCGTCTTCGAGGGACATAGCGTTCCTTTCGGGGTTGTTTGAGTCGGGGGCCGTCTGCCCTCAGACTGTCCACCTATGCCGTAGCATCCTTGTATTGTCAACAGCCCTCGGACAGTATATACCGCCGAGACAGACACCCACTTGGAGACAATGCAAAATGGCAGCTTACAGTTCGCCCGAGCAGGCGACGAACGATCTGCACCGGCTGATTCTGGTCGCTGTTCCGCCCAACAAACTCGGAAACAAGACGATCATCCATTTCTGCGACCTGCTCGGCATGTCACGGTCGGCGGTGTGGAAGATGATTAAAAACCTGAAGATTCAGCCCGAAACGGCCAAGCGGATCGTGGAGATCAGCGAGGGCCGCGTCACTCTGGACCAGCTTCACCGCTTCGTCTACGGTGATTGATCTGTTCGACAGGGGTGGCTTCTGACGAATCACCCATAAAACTCCAACAACCCGGTATTAAATCGGGAAATGACTTGCGGGACAAATATGGGTAATTATGACAATCTAGCAATCAACTATTCAATCGGAACGGGACTGAGTTTCGGACGCGCTAAGAACAGAACCGATTCGTGGGCCAAATTCAAGAACAGCTTCCGAACTCCGCTAATCTCCCCCGAAAAGTTCTCCTACTACCTGAAGCTGACCCCAGATCAGCAGGTCGCAAATAAAGCCCAAAACGGATGGTTCTACCGGACGCAGGTCGCCGGAAAGCGCCGGAACCGCCAGTCGGGAATGCCGACCAACATCGTCACCCTCGATTTCGACTACGCCACGCCGCACATGCTGGAAATGATCCAGATGGGGTTGATCCTCGGCGGCACCCTATATTTCGTCCACAGTTCGCGCCGCCACACTCCCGAGAAGCCTCGGTTGAGAATGGTGATCCCGCTGCTTTCCCCTCTGCCGAACGAATACTACCCGGCAGTTTCCCGAATTCTCGCCAGTCAGATCGACCCGGAAATGGAAGCCGTTGACCCGGTGTCTTTCCGTGTCGCTCAGATGATGTTCAAGCCGGTCAAGAGCAGCGATCAGGAATTCGTCTTCTACGAGCAGGACGGCGAACCGCTTGATTGGGAAGCCCTTTTGGCCGACTTCGAGGCCACGACCGGCGACTGGCACGATCTGTCGCTGCTGCCGAAGGTCGAAGGCGAGAAGCTGCGCCAGACCTCAGACAAGGCCGAAGACCCGTGGTTGAAGGACGGCCCGGTCGGCACCTTCTGTCGGGCCTATACGATCCCGGAAGCAATCGACAAATTCCTCCCGGACGTTTACGCGGAATCAGGTGCGGTTGAAAACCGCTATACCTTCCTCGGGGGCACGACCACAGACGGGATGGAAGTCTACGACGATGGTCGGTTCATGTATTCGCACCACGGGTCCGACCCGGCAAGCGACATGCTGGTCAACGCCTTCGATATGGTCCGAATTCACCTGTTCGGTAAAGAAGACGAAGATATTGACGAGGATGAAGTCTCTGTCCTGAAGCGTCCTAGTTCCAAATCCATGTTGGAATTCATCGCAGAAGACGATGGTTATAGGAGGCAGCATGTTTCTGATAATTACGACCGCACAGCAATGTTTGACGACATCGCTGATTATGAGGCTGAAACCGGCTACCACGAAGAAGAAGCCCAAATAGGCGGCGAAATCGTAGATCAGGAAATCGAAGACCTGATAGGCACCCCTAAAATCAAATTGCCGACCAATCCGAAGGGGCCTGACGTTGACCCTGATTGGTTCTCGAAGTTAGAGATCGACCCGCGAAATGGGCAACTCGCTTCAAATCTCCCGAATCTGATCTCGATTCTCCACAATGACCGCCGATTCAGGGGCACGGTCGAATACAACGAATTGACCGCCAAATCCGTCACGCGCCGCCCGCTGAACACGAAGCTGGCGACTGTCCGGTCGACCCGGATCGCGGACAAGGTGTCTGGCGACACGATGGACAGCCTGCACTACGTCAAGCTGCGGGCGATCATCGAGACGCAGAACGGCAAGAAGAAGCCGGGCTACGGCCTGAAGGTGACAGACCGCGACCTCGAAGCCGCCGTGCGTGAGGTTGCTGACCATTGGTCCTTCCACCCGATCAGGGACGCCCTGACCAGCTTCGTCTGGGATGGGCAGGAGCGGCTGGAAACCTTCTTCATCCGCTACCTTGGAGTCCCGGACACGCCCTATTTCCGCGAGATCGCGTGGAAGTGGTTTGTGGCCGGGGTCGCCCGCACCTTCGAGCCGGGGCACAAGTTCGACTTCGCCGTGATCCTCGAAGGCGCACAGGGCAAACGCAAGTCGACCATGATCCAGATCATCGGCCTCGGGTGGGGCGGCGAACTGAAGGCCAACTTCCACGATGAAAACAAGATCGTGGAACAGATGCTTGGCAAGTTTGTGCTGGAACTGCCCGAACTGTCGAACTTCAACCGCTCGTCGGTCGAGGACATGAAGGCGATGATGGCCGCGACCTCGAACCACGTCAGGCTGGCGTGGGAGCGGTCGCCCCGAGACTACAAGCGCCAGTGCATCTTCATGGGGTCGACCAACAAGGACACCTATCTACTTGACGACACAGGCAACCGGCGCTTCTGGCCGTGCCCGGTCGTGGTCGAGCAGATCGACACCGACGCCATGCGGAAAGAGATCGGGCAGGTCTGGGCCGAAGCGGTCGAACGCTACCGCGCCATGCGGGCCGTCCAGCCCGAGGGATACCTGCCTTTGGCCTTGACGAACGCTGAGTCCATCGCGCAGTCTCTCGAAATGCAAGAAGCCCGTCGCCAGCAAACTGAAGCAGACAGCTTTGCCCCCGCAATCCGGGAATGGCTCGACACCCCCTATGCTCCCGACAAGATGGAGCCGGACACGACCCTCATTCGTGACCGGGCGACGATCAATGACATTTGGAGTCACGCGATGGGGATGCAGGGCTTCCCCGACCGCAGCAAGCAGATCGAGATCGGCAAGGCGCTGAAGGTGCTTGGCTGGCAGAAAGTCCGGGACCTGAACACCGGGCAGGGCTATCGCGGGTGGCACTATGAGCGCCCGGATGCCGATAAGTCCAGTTGGTCGGATTTGCTCTGATCCCGGCACGTCCAACCGAGGCTAATGTCGGGCGGTGCCGATGGCTGTCACGACCCCTTCAAACTGAAAATGGGAAGGCTCCGGTAATCCGGGGCCTTTTTCGTTACCAAAGTGGCCTCTGGTCCTATCTGGTCCTATCCAGTCCTATTGGTCCACATGGTTTCATAGATTGCCTCGGACAAACGCTCCTGCCAGCTAATCTCAACCCGAGGCAGCGGGGAAGTCGCCGGTAAAGTTTACAGAATTATCAAGTTGAATCTGATAGGACCAATAGGACCAATAGGACCATAGGTGTTAAGTCATTGGAATCTTTAAGAGAAAAGCTGTCCTATCTGGTGGTCCTATGTTGGGACAGATAGGACCATAAGTCCAGATCGAGGGCTTCAGGGGATTTGATCGTTTGGTCAAAAGGAAAATATTCCGAAAGGGTGGGCA